ATGGCGACAATCATCAAGAACGGTAACAAATACCGTGCTCAAGTTCGCAAAAAAGGCATTTGCAAAACAGCTACTTTTAGCACAAAAAACGAAGCAAATAGATGGGCTTACCTACTGGAAGCACAAATTGATGCTGGGGAATACAACACTACCCCAAATATTCTTTTTTGCGAGTTGATAGACAAATACCTCAAAGAAGTTACCCCAACCAAGCGAGGAAAAAGAGAAGAGCGTTTCCGCTTACTCCGAATTGCACGGAGCGATTTAGGCAACGTACCACTACCAACTTTAACGAAAGAACACTTTAGAAAATGGCAGAACCAACGCTTGCAAGAAGTGAAGCCTGTATCTGTCGCAAGGGAGAGAGCCACGCTATCAGCGGTAATCACAAAAGCAATGGAATGGGATTATTTAAAAGAAAATCCATTAAAAACGCTAGAAAAAATGAAAACTCCACCACCACGCACACGTCGCTATAGCGATGAAGAAATAGAAATGCTGATCTTCGTTTCGGGCTATACCTCTAACCAACCACCACTAACAATGCAAAACAGGGTGGGAGCAGCTATATTATTTGCGATAGAAACCGCAATGCGAGCAGGCGAAATCACGAGCTTAAAATGGGAGCATATTAACGTAACACAACGCACCGCTTACTTGCCACAAACTAAAAACGGCTACGCACGCACCGTGCCTTTGTCAACAAAAGCAGTGGAAATACTAAAACACCTTGCAGAGTTGGAAGTAGACAAAGAAAACAGCGTTTTCCAGCTCTCAAGCAGAAGCCTTGATGCGATATTCCGCAAGCTCAAACGCAGAGCGAATTTACACGAAAGCGATCTCCATTTCCACGACACTCGGCGAGAAGCCCTCACACGCTTATCGAAATATCTCACGGTAATGGAGCTTGCCAAAGTATCGGGCCACCGAGATTTAAGTATTCTGCAAAACACCTACTATAACCCCGATATATCAGAGCTTGTCAGCAAGTTGCAATAAAAACAAAAGCCGATAAACGAAAATTTATCGGCTTTTTTATATTTATGCTTGATAATGTTAGTTAACTAACATATAATAACCTTGTTTTCAGCAATCCTGCTGGAAACGAGCCGGTGCAGACCTTTAATCACACCGACTTTTGGAGGGATAACTAATGCTTTACCGCATTATCCTAGTTATCATTCTCTTAGTAATTTGCTCCCCAGCATACTAATTGAATGAAGCTAAGTAGGGGGAGAAATCTCCCTACTCTTCAAAACAATCTTAAGGATTTATTATGGCACTGTCAAGAACTGAAATTGTAAATCGTAGCGATGCCAAGCGAGGCATCAAACTCAAAGCCTTTAAATTACCTGTTGAAATTATCGCAGAAATCGAAGTACTTAGCCAAAAACTCAACATTCCACAAAATCAGCTAATTATTCAAGCTATTCAACAATTCAAGCAAAACAACCCATAAAACAAAAGCCGATAAATAGTGAAATTTATCGGCTTTTTTTGCATTTATTAGTTGAAACATAGGATTCCCTATATTATAATAACCTCACTTTCAACGGATAGCTTGAAAGTGAGAGTAAGGCTTAAACCTTACAAAACGAAGAAGGATAAGAAAATGTTTAAATACATTATCCTAGTTGTCTTCTTATTAGTCCTTAGCTCCCCAGCTTACTAATCTGAAGCAACTCGCTGGGGGCGAAAGCTCCCAGCTCTTCAAACAAATTTATAATAGGGATAAATTATGGCAATGTCAAGAAATGAAATCCAAGCTAAAAGCGAGGCAAAACGAGGAATAAAGCAAAAATCCTTTAAACTACCGCTTGAGGTGATCGCAGAAATCGAAGCACTTAGCCAAAAACTCAACATTCCACAAAACCAGCTAATTATCCAAGCAGTTGAACTCTTCAAACAATCAAAAGGGGCGTAATGCCCCTCCTTCATATCCTACTTCACTTTCCACCTCAAACAAAACTGGACTACCTCCCCCGAAACCCATTTCTTCCGCCCTGTTTTCCCCCGTAATCCTTTTACGGCAATAGGTCTTGGGAAATGATTGCTTGAGGTAATACTTCGGCTCGTGTGTTCCTCGGTATAACCAAAATAAGTGGCTACATCGCCCAAATCCCACAATTCACGGCTATGTTCATTCACGCCTTTCACTTTTAAAAGCTGCTCTACCTCGCACAATTTTGCAAAAACCTGCTCATTTGTGACCGCTTGTACTGCTTCCGCTTCCATTATTCTTCCTCCAACTGCCCACCTAACACCGCATAACCGGCAATATCTCGCCAGTTATCCTCGTAATCAGGGTTTACCCCTGCAAAAATTCTCGCCAACTTCAGGCAAATCATCTCGCCAGCCTCTTTTTGATGTGGTTTAATCTGGGTGTGCGTATCAAGCAACACCGCTTTTAAGCGTTGGCTCATTCCGGCGACATCTTCAAAGCTGCCGTAATTTTTGCCACGTTCTTCGATCGTCTCTTTAATGTTTGACATATTCACTCTCCTGCTTTTCAAGCCAATCAATAAATTCATGATAAGATTTGAAATAATGTAATTCGCTCGGATTTGGGTGCGTGTTTTTTAGATGCTTAATTCTCCCTTTTATTTCTGTTTTTAAGATTTTTTGAGTTTCTTTATCTAAATTAACCCAATGCTTTTTCAGAATTTTAACCCATTGACTTGTTTGATATGTTTTACTTTTTAACACCCACCTTGTGTAATAAATAATAAAAATTCTTAATTCCTTTTCTTGCACTTCAATAATTTTATTTTTACTTTCCATATTCTTTTCCTTGCTTATTTTGACAAATTCAAGTTATACGTATCTCAGAACGGTATATCATCATCAAACTGCGGAATATCTTTCTGCTCGTCCGCCGTCATCACGTCTTGATTTTTCTGCTTTGGTTGCGGTTTATTTTCTGCCTTATTTGGCGTATTTGGCGTATTTTTCTCACCACTACTGAGCATTTGCACCTGCTCTGCAATAATTTCAGTAATATTTCGCTCAACGCCGTTGCTATCCGTCCATTTTCGGCTTTTAATTTTCCCGACAACAGACACCAACATCCCTTTTCTAATGTACAATTCCGCAATTTCGGCTAATCGGCGATAAAGCACTACTCTATGCCATTCAGTGCTTTCTTTCTTCACGCCCGTTTGCTTATCCGTCCATTTTTCTGTTGTTGCTACCGATAAAACCGCAACTTTCTCACCGTTTTGCATTGTTCTAATATCAGGGTCTTGCCCCAATCGACCGATTAATGTAACTAAATTCATTCTGCTAACTCCCCATTACCTTGCGGAATATCCTCACATTTAATCCACCTACTCAAATCATAAATCCAAACGGTGCCGTCATTGCATAGAGCTACTAGCTCACCTCCCCCCGAAGATACAACTTGAATGATCTTTCTTTTGTACTTATCTCTTAATTTTTTAGGCACTAAATGAACCATATCTACCCCTAATTTAAAAAACTTTCATAATTATCAACAATATGCTCAATTAAATGCCCACGGCTATAACTCACAAAAATTGTTTTTTGCGAATTAGCCCAGATTTTTAACCGCTTACCGTTCAATAAATCATCAATTTGGTGTTCAGTAACTCGTCCTTTCATCGTGATTAGCTCATTTCTTAAACAACTTCGAGCATCTTCGCTAATTTGGTTATTTTTTAACCCCGTACAGTTACTGACACAAGTCCAAGGGGGAGCAAGCTCCCCTAATAAAGCGATAGCCTCAGCGTTAAACCCTAACTTCTCAAGGTGTTTACGCTCAATTTCTTCTCGCTCTAATGCTGTTGCTTGTGCTAATTTCTTCTGTAGTTGTTTTTCCTCCCAATTTTCAGGTTTTAAGCTAATCGCCCACTCTTTCGGGCGTGTATTAATTTGCACACCATTCTTAGTGTTAATAATGCCGCTCACTTTTAATGATGGCTCTTGATACATTGTGTATAACGCCTCACCGCTTTCGCTTTTGCGTTCGGTGTAAGTTAGGCGTGCCACAAGATCAGCACGTTTAACCAAGGCGCCGCCTAATTCTTCCGTGAAAACGTCCCACTCTCCGCTGTCTGCAATCACACGGAGTTTCTCTAAGGTTTCATCTTCTTGTTCTACGTCCCCTAAACGACGTAATTCACGCCATAAGCTGATCGGAATATTGCCCAACTGCTGAAACTGGCGAATACGCCAAACGCTAGACCAAGCTCCCACACGCTCAGCGTTCTCTTTCGCCTTGATGTTCGCCTCGTCCGAAAGCTCATCTTCCATTCCAAAACCGTCAATGTTTTTGGATACGTATTTCACTAAATAACCCGTTGCCGTGCCTTTCTCTTTCTCAATACGCTTGAATTTGCAACGGTATTTCTTCGCACCAGCCTCTGTGCCATCAACCTCAAGGGCATAGCTCAAAATGATACGGCGGAGCTTTTCCATATCTTCAGGACGAGTGAATAAAATCAAATGCCAGTGAGGTGTCGCGTCTGCGTGCGGTTCAGCTACTCTAAAACCGTAAGCCATTACGCCCTCACGGTTGAGTTTGGCACGGATTTTCGCCCAAGTGTTTACAAGGTAAGCCTGTGTTTCGGCAGGGCTTGCTCCATTCCATTTCGGGTTCACGCTACTGGTCTTTGAAAGCATTGCGTGGTACTTAGACGGAGCGGTTAAGGTAATAAACCAGCCCTCGTGCCCTTGCTTATCCGCATAACGCTCAAACCCATTCATACGATTAAGCAATTCAAGACGCTTGATTTTCGGGTTAGAGGCAGACTTCAACCACGTTTCAAAAAGTGAAAGCTGCTCTTCAGGCTCGGCGATATTTGAAATGATCATCGAACGCAAATAGTCAATATTTGCCTTACGTTGAGCTTCAAATGCTTTCAAACAAACATTCGAGCAATAAGGCGAAAGCATATTCACCATTCCGCAGGCTATGGCTAAATGCTCTTTCATCTGCTTTGCGATTATGGATAGCTTTCTCGTCCACCATTTTTCACAGGTCATTTTTAAAAAGTCGGTGGTGATCTCCTCTTTGGTTAATCTGCCCTTTCTCGCTTTTTTCTGATACGGCGAATCAATCTTGAGCTTATTCACCTCTGCCATCATTGCCCGATAGCACTCAAGCAACACACTATAAGCGGTGTCGCCATCGGTGGCTTTGTGCATATTCTGTTCAATGCTATCTTGCTGAATTTGGCGAATACGGTAGGCAATGCTTAAGGCAAGCTGTTTGATTTGCTCTTCTGTTTGGTAAGCAAGCGGACGAATGCCTTGAGCTTTTAAGTAGCGAGAACTCGCCTCTAATCGACAAACGTGCATAGGCAGTTGAATGCCTTTCGCCTCTGCATCTTGTTTGATTTTTTTAACCGCTTGTTGCGTATCAAGACCCACACCGAAATAGATATTGCTGTCTAATTCAGCTAAAAAATCTAAATCTTGATGAGATTGTTTGAGGAAATCGAACACATCGCAATACTGGTTAATTACCGCCTCAACGCGTGGCATTTTGCGAGTCATTTCCGCTTTGAACCAATCAGCAGTTTCAACTTGGCTAAGTTTTTGTTTTGCTAGTTTTTCGTGGTATTTTCTGCCGAAATATTCCGCTAATGCTCGAGGCAAACGCTCAAAATAAGATTGGCGTAATGGCTCGTGAACAGGGTCTAAATGAAATAACTCCTGCTGAACCATTGACGTGTAAGGCTGTTTGAATGCTTGATATAAACGATCAGAATGAGACTCTACCGCTACAGGTAGTGCAAAAGCCTCCGCAACAGGTGGGAGTGAAACACCCATTGCGAAAGCCTCCGCAACAGGTGGGAGTGAAACACCCATTGCGAAAGCCTCTGTCGCTGTAAGAATCTCATTCTGATAATTCATTTAATGAAAGTACCTAAGTAAGTTAAACAAAATGCTTGCTCGAGCAAGCGGATATTCTCAACATCTTGCAGGCTGAACGGCTTTTTAAGCTCACCACTCCAGCCTAATTCGTTTTTCAGTAGCCAGAGCAACAATACATCGCTTTCTATATGGCTCTCTACGTTCTTGTTTGGTTGTTTTCGGTCTTGATATAAAATCACCCTCTCACCATTACAGAACAAGGCGTAACGCCTTTTTAATTCATACCGCTCAATGTGGTAGGTTTTACCGCTTGGGGCTTTCCAGCTGGGGTGTATGTGGGTGTAAGCACATTTAATGACGTTGCTCATTTTTCCTTTGCCTCATTTGCTCCACCATTTTGATGATCGCCTTTTCTAAATCTGCCGTATTCATCACCAACACTTTTTTAATCACCTCGCGGCTTGAATTTCTAACTAACCGATACAAACAAAAACAGCCAAATTCTTCGGTAATCTCAAATCTTCCGCTCCAAATCATCTTGCCACTTCCTGCTGATAACGCTTTGAAAACGCCTGATATTGTCGGTAAGCGTAGTGGTTGCCCCACTTACACCATAGCTTGTGAAACAGCTCACATAATTCACGGTTACGGCTCATCATTTCTTCCTTAATCTGGTTCATTAATGCGTTGTTCACGCAATTTTGATTCTCTTTTCATTACTCGCTGAAAATCGGCTATCTGCTCTAACCACAAGCTAAAACTGTGTAAAAGGCGTTTTTCTTGTGGCGAATACGCTCCCCAAGGCTTCAGCTCGGGGTTATCTTGCAAAAATGCAACACGCAATAAAAAGCGTTTAAAATCTTCGTTGTCTTGTCCCCAAATCTCGCCTAAGTGATCACAAGTAAATTGCTTGTGATGGCTGTTAATTCGTATTTTTTGAAACGTTGCCACAAAATCCATAGCCACCTCTTACTCAGGATTACCCTTGCTACACAACACTTTTTTAAACAGAGCAAATAAGCTTTCTTTCTGTGTTGGTGTTGGCTTTTTCTCTAACTGAATAATGCGTGCTTTTAACTTATCTTGCTGGCGAAGCAGGCGTGCTACCTTTCTTTCTAACGCTGTGAGCAAATCATTAATCTGCTCACTATTCAGCTTTGCCAGCTCTGCTTCATCAGCTAATTTGCTTTCCAAATTTGCCACTCGTTTTTCTAACTGAAACTGATTTACACGGCGTTTATTCATTTTTTTAAATCGATTCCAGCGTGCTTTGTGGACTTGGTGTAACTGTCTATTCATTGCTCAATTTCCTAAATTTAGGGTGTAAAAATCTCGCCCTATGCAAAATAAGGCTTATTTTTACGGTTGATTAAAATTGGGATTAGTCTTGCTTAGGCTGCTCTGCTACAACACCATCGAACAAATCAGGTGTATTTAAATCGGCTTCCATTAAGCATTTATTAACACGCATTGCCTCTGGTCTTTCGTTATAGGTTGGCGTACGCACACGAATAATTTGGCTTTGAATCGTATGCTCTGTGCCACAATTATTACAATAAACAATGGCTTCAATTACCAGCATTCCGATTTTGCCCGATGTACGCACTCGCAGATTTTTACTGTTGCAGTTTGTGCAGATGTGGTCTAAATTCATATTTTCCCTTACGCCTTCCCCAAGGCTAATTAACATTCTTTGCGTTTTTACGGTTGTTACGGCTTATCTATCCCCATAGACAAGCGGTTGAATTTTGGTTATGTTTTACATTTACTACCTCCTTGAAGGAAACTGTATGAAATCAAGTTTTATTGATAATTTCAGCTATTTAGCTATTGCCCTGATGGTTATTGGCTATAATCGCTATATTCTCACTTCAGACTTAACGTTTTATTTGCAATTTGCCTTACTATTTATCATCTCTACACTGGCTGGCTTGGTTTACCAAAAAGCGAAAAAACATAGTGCTGTGACCCCTTTTTCACTATTATGGACTTACCTCATTTTCCTATGTGCGACCGTTCTTGCTCTTGCCAGTTTTTCACAAACAGAACTGCAACAACTGGGCTTTAATTTCACCGATGATGAAAACGAAGGCATTCGCCAATATCTTTCGCTAAAAGGCCTATTTTTTCTGATCGGAGCGGTAGTATTCCCACAACTCCTTGAGAGTAAAAAGATATCGAAAAAGCCATAACGCAAAACTTACGCCTAACATACACATCAATGCCACCAACCAATGCTCGGGGAGTGGCATTACCAGCCAGCAAAAAACAGACGCAACAACCCAAAACTTATCCCATTTATCGTGCCACTCTTCTGTTAAGAATTTGGGCTTAGGGCTTTTACCTTGCTGTTCCATTTTTCCACCTCACTTTTTATAATCTGATTTCCAATCACTCAAAAAGGAAACCATTATGTCTGAACCAATCAACATTCCATTTAACATTGACGAACCTCTAGATATTTCGCTCAACACTAATACAGGAGAACTAACGCTGGCTTGTTATCAGTTCGTTTCCAGTGTGCCGACTGGGGCGAAATTGCAACTCCATTTCTCACCGCAGGCATTACAAACACTTCGTTCGGCACTGGCGAAATTTGATGAACTCGGAACAACCATTGAACAGCTTTCAACGCCATATAACGTGCAATAGCTTCTTGCCATTTTCTAAGCCCTGTAAGCTCTATCGCAGGGCTTTTACCTTGCTGTTCCATTTTTCCCCCTCACTTTTTATAATCTAATTTCCAATCACTCAAAAAAGGACACTTTATGAATGAACTACGCTCAATCTCTGAACCCTTTGATTTACTTAAAGGGGCTTTTCAGAGTATCCCAAGTTCACAAGCCCACACTCTGCTAATAGGTCTCGCTTGTGCGATTTCACTGCAACGTTATCCTTGGATTGAGGACTCAATAGATCGTGTAACTCAAACGATAACGCAGCTAGTTGGCGTTTATGGACCTGCGAGAAAGGACTTTGAGCGGCAATTATCTTCTTGGTTATCACAATTGCTCGAAGACGGATACTATCCAGAGGCTCTAGAACTCTACACGCTTTATCAAAAAGCCTCTCCACATACAACCGTTCGTCTTCCGATAAAGATTCCGAAGTCTGCACCAGAGGAATGGGTGAGATTTTTTCGCTAAAACCATTTAATGTGGTGGAAGCAGGACGAATTTCATTTTCGTCTTGTTTTGGCACAATCCAGCCATACTCATTAACGGTCACAGACTCATCCTCTGCTTCCTCCACCGAATTAACCACAATAAACTCAAAAAAATTAGCTAAGGCTTCTGGTCCTTCCCTTTTCGCAAATTCCGCAAAATAGGGGATTGCTTTTACAAAATCACTCATTTCTCCAACTCCTCACAAATTTTTCTAATTAGTTAATCCCAACCCCTGACGAATTAACATCCGCCCTAATGCCGCTTTCGTGGCTAACCCTAAACGCTCTCGTTCACGCTCAAATGCCTCACCCTCTTCTTTGTTTAATGTCATATGAAACGTCACCGACACATCTCGTGTCGGGCGGATTTTTCGCTCACTTTTTGGGCGTAAATCGCTCTTTTCCATATTGAAACTCCTCTGTTTTATTGCTATTGTTAGGCTATTTTATTAAAACGATCCGTTTTTACTGATTTCGTTTTGTTGTAACATATAATAATTCCTAATTTAGGAATTTACAAGCCTAATTTAGGAATTTACAAGAGGTTTTTATGAGTACTTTCTCCAATCGTCTAATTATTGAACGAATAAGAGTGGCTAGTCATTCTGAAACAGATAAAGAATTGGCTCAAAAATTAGGCACTTCACCATCAACATTAGGGAACTGGAAAGAACCAAAGAAAAAAACACCTAATCTTACTGAATTGGTTTTTGCTTATGCTTTAGAACATAACCTTGATCTGAATTGGCTAATTTTAGGAAAAGAAAGCCCAACACTCGGCGAAATGGAAACGGAACTATTGGCACGCGTTGCCAAATTAGATTTCAAGCAAAAATTAAAGCTACTCAATAGCCTAGATAATGGTGATTTTGCAAAAAATAGTAAAAATTCAACCGCTTCTGTAAATCAAACCATCTCAAACAGTACTGCAGGGAATATCGCCGGAGGCAATATCCAACAAGGGGCAAGATTCTATTTTGAGGATGATGAGTAATTAACGTGAAGTGATATGCATAAGGGAGGATGTATGGCAGAAGTGAATCAGCAAATAGAAAATAGCCGTGTAGAAAATATAGCTGGGCGAGATATTCATATTACACATATTCATCAACACGCCTCTGCCATACCTCGCAAGAAAATGATTGCCGAAATTTTACAATGCCGTCAGCGTTCTTCTCATTTTGAATATTTAATTAATACGCACGCCGAAAAAGCCTACGGCACACGTTATTTTAAAGAGATGTCTGATAGTGAGCTTGAGGATATGTATGTCTTCGTTTCTCAATTAAGACAGATTGTTATTTATTCCAATCGCCCTAGCTGGATAAACTGGATTGTAGGATTATTTAGACATAAGACAGGAATCAAGAAAACAGATTGAGTTTAGATTAGATAATAAATCACTCCCGATATTATGGTATAGGAATAAATTATGCAAAACTGCAGAGATTTTAAGTCGCAAACAGTACGCTTTCGTTTTGTAGTTAAAAAACATAAACGACGTTTACGAGCGAAAACCAAAATATACCGTGTTAGACAGCAACGACTAAAATTAACTTTATTAAAAAAGCGTTTTATAAGGCAACAAATTCCTTGTGTTGACGCTCCGGAAGTTCTCTCTTTATCACTCACTAAAACCGGCAGGAAACCAACTCAAGTCGAGCATACTGCATTTGTTGAATTTAAAGACAAATTATATCAGGTCGCAAATGAAGTCATATTCTCAGGTAAACATCGAATGGCTATTTCTTTTGCTCACACAACATCGCTTTATGCTGAAGCCTGTATATTACTGATAGCAACAATAGATAGTTTAAAACATCAATATCCTAAATTGAAATTTGATGTTATTCGCCCAAACAAAAGATTACATAATCACAAACCACAAAAAGAGAAATATCAACAATTCAATGTTGATGCTGTTTTTTGTCACGTAGGGTTATATAAATTACTAGGAAAGAATTATCAAACCTCTGTAATTCATCCAAATGTGCAGTCTTGGCATTATGTCTTCAGTGATGATGCAAATGGTGATGTAACCAATCCTATTTTTGATAAAATGGAAAAAATTGGCTTACTTAATTTAAGTAAGCTTTATCGAGGGGTTATAGAGGGAATTGCGAATGCGGTAGAACACGCTTATGACCCAAGAATCAAGCAAATACATTCCTTCCCTGTCAAGCGTTGGTGGATGCTTGTAGCAAAAATCAATAATAAATTGCAGCTTTTTATTTGTGATTTAGGGCATGGTATCCCTAATACACTTCAGTTTAATAAAGAGCCTGGCTTACTAGATAGATTACGTCAACTTGTAAAAGGGTTAGGTAGCTCAGATTGTTATGATATCCAAGCGGCAACCCTATTAAAAGAGACTAGAACAAAGCTCTTATATCGAGGGAAAGGTGGAGAAGATCTAAAAAGCTTTATCAAAAATACCCCAAATAGTAGTATTAATATATATTCTAATAGGGGATTCTATCGCTATAATAGCTCTAGAGAAATATTATATGACAATAAATTATCAATTAAAGGCACTCTTCTTCATTGGAGTATTAAATTAAATTCGGAGTAAATATGTCTGTTTTATATGTAAAAAATTTTAGTGTAACACCAGGAGCTCGTTATCGCCATTTAGGAAAAGCAAGCGGCGAAGAATTTCGTGATGATGTACTTGTTCCAAGACTCCAGCAAGATCCGGAACTAATCGTTAATCTTGATGGCGTACGAGGCTATGGTTCTTCCTTTCTTGATGAGGCGTTTGGAGGGTTAGTTAGATTAGGTATTTTTGATATTACGCTGATATACAATCTAGTATCGCATTTAGAAAGTCAGAATGAAGAATGGAAAAACGAAATAAAGGCTTATGTAGATGAAGCTGTAAATTCAACTAAGGAACAATAAGGAATGCAAAATTTTTCTTGGTTTTCATCTGTCATTATCCCAATGATTGTATCGGGTGGAACATCCATTATTGCTTACTTGATAGGCGGAAAAAAAGAGAAGAATCATCAATATAATCAACGTTCGGGAGAAATAAATAATAAACTAGATAAAATATATGAGGAATCATCTCGTATTTTTCGTGAAAAATACTCTGATGAAGATTATCATTATATGGTTTATACTTTCGACTCTCTTTCAACTGATTTGGAAAAGCTAGATAAAGATGTAAGTAAATTTGATTTATCTAGCCTAAAACGTATTATCACAGATAGTATATTTCACGATAAAAATAATAAAGAATTGATGAGTTTACTCTCTAAACAACTTCAAAAAATAAAAAAGCAGCTCCAACATAAATATTGGTAATTTTTATAATAGTTCTCTGTCCTCTTTGGGCTTCAGTTCCATTTCCAACGCTGTGGTAAACCCACCGCTTTTGCTTAAACTATGCGTAACCTGTGAAATTATCCACTCATTACTGTCAATTTCTGCTTTAAATCCTGTTACCTGCACTGGTAGCTCTGGGATTAATTCCGCATTGCCATCAGCAAGGGTAAGGCTAAAAGTGGCAACGCCTCGGGCTAATTTGCTAAAGGCTCGTTTACAGGCTTCAGTGGCTGATTGCTCGGTGGCATAGGTATGGCGTAAGGTTTTTATTTTTTCGCTGTCGCTCTCAATCGGCTTGCTTTGCACCACTTGGTTGACCTGTCTGCCTTTGCCTTGTACAAATACGGTTTCTTTAATGCTTTTGCCGTCTTTGCCTTTTATCGGCTTGCCGTCTTTCCCTCGTTTGACTTTGGTCTTTTTCCGCATTGTGGGCTTGGTGACTTTTTTCACTTGGCTGTTTTCGTCCCACACTACCTCGCCACGTTTGCCAGTGCTGGTGTTGTGCCAGTAAGCCTTTACTGCCTTGTAATTATCCCCTTCGGCAATGGAAAAGCTGTGGGCGTCGCCCGAACTGCGAGTGATCATAAATAGCGGTAAAGGCTTTCCGCTTGCGGTGGTGGCATTGCCTGCTTTAATAAATAACAAACTGCCGTTTTTAACGGTGGCGATGGCATCAAACTGTTCCGCTAAACGTTGTAACAGGTTAATTGAGCTTTCATTTGTTTGGTCGATATGCTTAATTTCATAGTTCTCAAATTCTTTGCCCACCATCGCTTTGAGTTTGTTTTCATCAGCGATCTGTTTCACGATTTTGCCAATGGTAGTGCGGTGAAAGCTCCGCTCGTGTCGGTTCATCAATGAGCCTCGCAAGTCGGCACTTCTTGCCAGAATAGTGACCTTATCGGGCGGGCCATCGTGGGTGAGCTCGTCCACGGTGTATTCGCCTTTGTGAGTTAAGGCGGTATCTTGCCAACCCAAACCAATAGATAATACCGCCCCACGGCTCGGTAACTCGAGCAAGCCGTCTGTGTCATCTAGCACTAAATCTAATTGGTCTGCCTCAAAGCCTCTGCTGTCGGTAAGCGTGAGCTGAATTAAGCGGTGGGTAATCAGCGTGGAAATATCCTTGCCTTTGCCTTGCTTGTCTGCTTTGGGGCGAACCGTAACCGATACGGCTGGCGTGCGGTGGTTGTGTTGGCTGAGTTGGTTAAAAATATCCATTAAATAAACCCTGTTACGTCATCTACAATGTTATTTAATAAGCTGTCATCAACACGCTTGAGCGACATTGAAAAGCTAATCGCCCTAGCCGTGCCGTCTGCAAAAAAAGTGGTTTCCTGCACGCTGATTTGCTCAATCACAAACCAGCCTAGCACCATAAAGGTCGAGCCACTGATGAGCGGATAAGCATTACCCTGCTCTGCCATCACCTCAAGAGCAAGGATTGAAGATTTACCGCCTGTGATTTCTGGGCGTAGCTCGCCTGAAATCTCCACCGTTTCCCCTGCTTTTCCTGTAAATTGGCTTTTGGGCATTGCCCCAACCACGTCATTTTGCACGTGCGACCAGCTCACCTCGCGACTGATGTCTTGGTAAGGAATAGTCGATCGCATAAAAACAAAATAGCCTAGGCTCATCATTGCGAATTGTTGGAACATCTGATTTCTCTACGTTCAAGCGGTCGTTTTCTGCAAAAAATTTACAAAATTCGACCGCTTGTCATTAATTTTCTACCCCACTTCTTAAGCGGGCTTTTTCTCGCCATTGCCCAAGTTCGACAATCGTCATTTCATCAAAGGCATTGGGTGTCCAATGAAACACGGTGGCAATATCGGCAATGGCATCATCAACAAATTGCGGAATTAGGCTTTGATTTCGCCCTTTCCCGATTCAGTTTCTTCTTCGTCCACTTCGTCAAAGTCTTCACCCATCAACTCTAACGCCTTGCCGGAGAGTTTGAGTAAATCGCCTGCGTTCATTGTGGCGAAATCGGCTTTATCCAGTTTTGGTGTGGTAATGCGAGGCAACACCACGCACCATTCGTCCACGTTCAGTTGCATTAATGAGGTTAAATTTGTGCCACGCAGTTGTTTGGTAAGGGGCTTTTTCACGCTAATGTCGGTAATGCGGTTGTCGCCACGGAGAATGCCTTGTTTTAAAGTTACTTTTTGCATTGGGTTTCGTCCTTTGGTTTTTGGTTAAAATTTATCACTCGTCAACGACGAGCGATAACTTAATATTAAATCCCCATTGCTTTGCGGATTTCCGCTAGGCGGTCTTTGCCACCTACAATGTAGATTTGATTGAGTGTGTCGATTTCGACAATGTCGATACCGTTCACGGTTTTTTTGTAGTAAGTCAACGAGGCTTTGTAGGTGTGCTCGGTATCATCACCTGCTTTACTTGAGCCTTCGTCAATTTCTGTAATGCGTCCACGACAAACTAACTCTACGGCATCAACCGAATCATCATCGTCGTGTTGGTATGCTCCGTTAAAACGGAATACGTTACCGCTAATCGTGCCACCAAATAGCTTGATTAAATCTTCTTCGTGGCCGCCGATTTTAAATTCGAGCTCCAGTTTTTCTAAGCCCATATTAATACCAACAGGGGCAATCATTCCACCTGCACGGTAGTCTTCAAGCTGCATTGCCAATTTAGGCTGTGTAACTTCGGTGGTTTCGCCTAAATAGCTTGTGCCGTCTAGCGAAAAATTAAAATTCTTGAGTTTTGCTGGTAATCCCATTTTTTACCTCTATAACGCCTTAAGCGTATTGACTAAGTCCACCACATACTCATCGTTTACACGTTGCTCTAAGCCTAGACTTTCAAGCGACGGAATCCAGTGGTAGTCGTATTTAATGATGAATTTGCCTGATTTGATAATATCTGCGGTGATCTCTTCAGACACCCAAACACGCGCCCCTAAAATGCGTGGGTCATCGCCTGACGCCCAAGAGCGGAGTTTGTTGTTAATTGCCTCCAGCATTGTTTTGACACGCAGCGGCGTGAGTGGCATATCCACCGCCCACGTTAAACCTGCCCCGATGGTCTCTTTGATGATTTGAGCGGTTCGCACAGACTGTTGGAACGCCCAGCGAGTGTCTGTCGCCAGTGTGCGTGAGCCCCAATAGCGGAAACCGTTGTGGTTTAAGCAAATGGTAATGCCTTTTTCGTTGAGGTAGTTCGCCTCCGTCGAGCTTTCGTTAATATCAAATTCCACTGGCTTGGTGATACCCGTCACACCTGATACCTCAACGTTTGAGAGGTTTTTATGCCAGCCAATATTTTTATCAATCCACGCTTGAGTTGCACAGGCACGAACCACGGCGTAATCCGTATCGTAGGCTTTGGTATCGGTGTTAAATGACTGCCAGTCGCCGAAAATCATCATCCCTTCGCGTTGTGAGAAGTTTTGACGGTAGGCATAAGCTTGTTCTTTGGTGGTTGCCCCATTGTCAGAAATAAAGGCAAAGGCATTGAGCTTTTTCGCCACACTCAATAATTCGGTGGCCACTGCTTGATTATCAAACTTTGGCACGGCAAGCAGTTTTGGTTTAACAAAAACGGTAGATTGAGCAGTTAATAAGGCTTTTAAGCCTGTGAATTTACCGCCTTCTTGCGTACCGACAATATTCGCCGTTAAGGTGTCGGCATCTTCCGATTCGGCAACACGCACAATCACGGTCGGCGTTTTCACAATTGAGCCAATTGAATTTAAGGTGCGGCGTAATGTGCCTGATTTACCCGCTTTTTCGAGGTAATTAATTGGGTTAGTAATTAACACTGGCGTGTTGAGCGGAAAGGTGGCTGTATCTGCTTGGTCGCCTGTGCAGACTACCCCAATAACGGCAGTAGCCGCTGTTGAAATAGTTACACCTCCAGCATTAACCTCAACGACCTCAACGCCGTGTAAGTAAGTATCTAAAATTGACATAGTAATCCTATTTTTGGGAAAGGTTAGGGTTGAATGTTGAGGTAAACTTTAAAAAATAACCGCTCAAACTGCGAGCGGTTAGCGGTGTGAAATGGAGTTTAACAGAATCAATCAATTTGCGTAAATTCGGGGGGATATTGCTTGCGACTTACCTCGCTTTCATAGGCGGTTTGGCAATGCTTAGGATCAATAAACAGACCATTAACTAACCAAAACCAGAAACGCCAGCGTCTCTTTGGTTGTTTAGCCAATATCGCCCCACGATAACAACGACTAGAAAAAGTTTCATCCGCTGCTCCGCCTGTTAAGGCGTTGAAGAGTTGGTCGATGGCGATTAAAACGTGGTAGCCCCATAATTTAATTTTATTGATTTTGCTCATTGAGATACTCCTCATACGTCTTAGTCCAACCGTCCGAATAGTCATATTCCAGCGGATTTTCTGCTTGCTCAACCACTGTTTTGTGGCGTAATGCGTTAGCGTGGTTGCCTGTTTTTGCAGCCATCAACGCTTGCCAAATTACTATCAGCTTGGCTTTGTTGAGCATTAATATTGAGTTGTCTGCACACGTCCAAGCAATCTCGCCCACCGCATCGCCAAACAGGTCAAAACTACTTTTGGCACTGAGTAAATTACGCTCAGCGGTGGCGTCGGTATCCAGCCATTTGTCGAGTGGCTCAACATATACGCCTCCGTTAATCTTGCGGTCTCGTAAGGCGTTGATTGCCTCTCTTACTTTTGCAATTTCTGCGGCGTTTTTGACCGCTTGTTGCTCGGGGGTGATGACCCAAGTCTCGCCGTCCCAAGTGTGGTAATTGCTTGGGCTGGGCTCTGCTAACCTCGGTAAGCCGTCTTTGCCCTCGACGATTTGCTGCCCCTCTGCTTGCCCTGTGAGTAGAGCAAGGTGTGCCTCTGTTGTGAGTGCTACGGCATTTGCAGGTAGCTCATCACCGTCGTCAATTTGGTAAAATCCACCGTTTTTGTAATACACTCTCATTATTTCCATTTGCCAACTCCCAAAAATTGTATGCGGCATTGTGCTTGATTAGGATTACTATGCTCATACAGGTGATAATAGACTTGGGTATTATTACTACCACTGGTAATGTTAACCCCTGCATCGTGCGCCTCATTCATCGATGTGGTCACTTGAGCCATCACAAGAGGACGTTCGGCAAATGCGATCGCCCACCGAAAATTTTGTAGCCTTGACCGCTCTGGGATGATGTCATATTGCTCGTAAACATAAGTTTGTATCATCCTTCCATCGGGATATTTGCTTATCTCAAAATTGCCAATTTTTTGATAGACAAACTCATCTTGCCTTACGCCATCAGTAATGCCATAACCTGCAAGGGTGGTGGCTGGGGATTGTTTAGCATTTGCCACCCCGAGTGCCTCGTCTGCTTTAGTTTTTGCCTCCACGCCTTTGTCATAAGCAATCTTCACCCCTCTCAAACTAGCTGGCTCGGTATCCGAATTGGAGGTAACGGAGCTACTTAAATCGCTATCAAGTAGCATTGTCCCGTTTTGTTTTTTAATTTTGACTCGTTTGAGGTTATCCCCTATCGGCGTTTTGTAGATAATGTGGGCGATATCGCCGCTGTTATCTGGTTGTGACTCAATTTGCACATAGCGTCTCGAATTATTTTCGAGCTGGATTGATGAGTAATCGCCGCTTTTTAAGCGTAAATCCCCGTTGAGTTGTTGGCTGTTTGTAATGCCGTACCCTGCAAGGGGGGTACTACTGTTTGCTTTGCCGTTTAGGGCTTGTAGTAAGCCTGTTATCTCGCTAATACTATGATTATGGCTACTGTTTGCTTTGCCGCTTAGGGCTTGTAGTAAGCCTGTTATCTCATTAATCGCGTGATTATGGCTACTGTTTGCTTTGCCATTTAGGGCATTTTGCAAGCCTGTAATCTCGCTAATACCGTGATTATGGCTACTGTTTGCTTTGCCGCTTAGGGCTTGTAGTAAGCCTGTTATCTCATTAATCGCGTGATTATGGCTACTGTTTGCTTTGCCATTTAGGGCATTTTGCAAGCCTGTAATCTCGCTAATACCGTGGCGATGGTTACTATCTGCCTTGCCATTTAGTGCTTGTTGTAAGCCTGTGATTTCAGCAATGACGTGTAGATGACCCGCACCTGCATTACTATTAGCGACACCTTGCACGGCATCGATTAAGTCTTTGAGCACTTTACCTTGTGCGGCGGTCAAGGCTTGGTCGGTTGCGGTGCTGGTAAGCGTATTATTAAGCGTTATGTCGGTACGTTGCCAATCAGACCAGTTGTCATCACTGCCGCTGGTTTGCCAACGCTCATAGTGCTCTCCTGTGTAGTGCGTCCTAAATATTTGTCTACACCAACGCTCATTGCCTGGACCACCTGCTATCACAATAAGATGCCCTGTTTTATTTGGTGGGGCATTGGTGGTTGTGCTGCGTGAGTTAAAGCTGTAAATCCCATCCGTGCGATAGGTATTGAGATCGCCTGTTGCAGATTGCACTACAAAGTCCGTGATACCATAACCTGCAAGCGTCGTAGCTGGGGATTGTTTAGTATTGGCCACCCCGAGTGCCTCGTCTGCTTTATTTTTTGCCTCGACGCCTTTGTCGTAGGCGGTTTTGACTGCTAAACTCGTCGCTACCGTATCAGTACTATTGCTGTTTACCTCATTGGATTTTTTGCTATTGGGGATGTAATTGCCTAAATTGCGAGTAATTGCATCGATTAAGCCTTTAAGCGTTTTAATTGCTTTAGGGGTGGCTGCCATATCTTCAGCATCGGAATCTAAGCCGGAAAAGAGTTTAGTTATGCCTTTTTTGAGGAGCGTGGCAATCGGCAAGCGGTGCGAATGCCCGTTTTCTTCAATGATTGATTGACTATTCTCATCTAAATCTTTTGGCGTAAGTTCAGAGCGTTTTGCCCAAAGCATTGAATTATCTACCGTCAGTGTCACGCTATCGCTTGAGCTAACTAATAAAATCATACGGATTACTTGTATTTTGCCACTCCCATCAGCTAATTGTGGCTTATAGCTTTCAGGCGTGTTAGCAATCGCGACTAATCTATCATTATTATCAAAAATGCCGATCTCGCGAATGTAAAATCCGCCTATATCTTCGGGGATAATTAATTCAAAAATAACCTGTTTATTATTTCTGACATCTAATTTTATTGATGAGAGATTTGCCTTATAAACCTCTCTTGCTAAAGATTGTTGAGTGGCTTGTGGGGTAATAGGTTGCCCATTACCATCACCAATAGCCATTTTGACAATATTTAATGGTTGTTTATGGCTAATAGCTTGAGCAAAAGCCGTTACACCGTAATTTGTGAGGACTGAATAAAATTTTGGACTTGTCATTTTATACCTTGTTGGGAGGGTAAATTGTCATTACATCAGTGCTATATTGCCCGATAAAAAAATTCAGTTTGCCCGTTGGTGAGATTGAGATCGCCAGTTGTTTTAAATGACGTGATACAGGTTTTGCATCATCCACCAACCTAACAAGTTCGTTATAGGTTTCTTCATTTAACCCGATTTCCGGCACTTCTACTGTGAGGCTAAATTCACCTGCTTGCATTGTGCTGGTGTTAAACCACTCTTTCAGATCGATTAAATAGCCTATTGGCTCAATCACTCTTTTAATTGCGGTGATTGTGCCTTTTTGTTTATGGATTAAAAACGATTGTTCGATACTTAGCCGCTTAACTTCTTCGCTCCAAGCTTCGTCCCATTTGTCTACCGATAACGCCCAAGCAAGATAAGGTAATAAATGAGCTGGGCATTTTTTCGGGTTGATTAAATCTGCAATAAATATAGGATTTTTGACCGCTTCACGCAGGCATTCTGCCGCACGCTTTTCCAGCTTGCTTGAGTTAGTAGGCAGTAAATGTTTAGTAATCATTGCTTATTACCGTTTCAATGTTAATGCGAGTGCATAATCCTGTTTGACTATGATTTAGCACTATATCTGCTCTAGGTTGTAGCAGCTCGACCCGTTGCACACCTTCGATGTGTAACACGGCATAAATACCCGATAGCGATATATCTCTACCTAATCGTCTCTTCTCTTTGGTGTACTTTTCAAGATTTTTAACCGCGGCTTGTTTAATGGGTTCGATTTCTGGACCTTGATACACGTGTAATTTTGCCTGTATCTCATAAGTTGTATTTGTGCAGGCTTGCACCGTTACGCGGTCGCCAATCGGGCGTATGTCGTCATCGTTTAGCTTGTTTCTGACTGCCTGTAATATTTCTGTAGTTGGTATGCCGTTATTATCACTGCTCATCACCGTCACTAATACGCTTGCAGGACTTGGGGAGCTTACCGATACGTCCGCAACTTTTTCGTGAGCGGAAAGGGCGTGGAAAATATACGCATTACGAGGACCCGCAACCGATAGCCCCTCAAAAGCCAGTTGGATTCTCACCCGATAATCATCGTCTGCTTCTAAAACTTCTAGTGTCGGTGGGTTGGTGGTTAAATCTTCGGTTTGGATAACTTTACGGCCAACATTGTAATTCGCGCCTATCACATCTAAATCTGTGCCAGTGGCATACGCAAGCATTGTTGCCTGTGCAGCATTATTAATGCGTTGTCGCTCAAGGAGTTGTAAATAGCAGTTTTCCTCAAGCAGTTTTGTGATTGGTTCCGATTGCAGGGCTAGCCTTGTTGCCATTACGGCTCTTTCGCTTTCGTCTGTGTAGAGCGATAAAAATTTTGCCTTGCGTTCGGTCAGTAAGGTTTCGTAATCTAGATCTTCCAGCACTTTCGGGGCAGGGAGTTTGGATAAATCGACAATTTCGCTCATAGTTTTAAACTCATTCCTTTAATCGAGATTTTGCGTTTTTTAATTGTAAAATCTAAAGTGCAGATAAGCCTGCTTTGGTTATCTTGTGCAAATTCCACTTTAAATCGGGTAATGGTGATGCGGTGTTCCCACTGTTGTAATGCCATCACGCAAGCAGCGGAAAGCTGCATAAATAACACGGCGGCAATCGGCTTATCTATCAGTCTGTCAAGATTACTCCCGTAGGTTCTCCGCATTACACGGCTACCTTTTGCCGTGAGTAAAATATCTTTGATGGATTGCTTGATGTGCTCTACTTCATCATCAAGCTGTTCACCTGTTTCTCGGTTCATTACGCTTTCGCTCCGCTGGTTGGTCTGCCATCACCTTGTTCGATGTGGTGGTGCGATTGCAAGCTAATTCCACCACCTAACACATCACCTTGTGCGGTAACTGTTCCTTGCACCGATAAATTACCGCCGACTTCAACATTTTGCGTGGCTTTCACTAGGGGCGTTTGGAGCTCAATTTTCTCACTTGCTTGGACTATCACCACTTTGCAATTTTTTACAGTTAATTGACCGCTTGCGGTGTTGTAGCTGATTTCTGCACCGTCTGAAAATCTAAATAGATGCTCATACTCAGATTGGCTCGGGGCGTTTTGGGTGTAAAGCCCAAACAAAATAACGCCTGCAGTAAATTCACCACTTACGCTAAGTACTACGCACTGCTCACCGATTGTCGGAGCAGACCACGTTTGTGATGTGCCAGCACGAAAAGTCAGCCACGGCAGAAAATCAGTGGTAATGCCGCCCGAATTAACCCGTGCGGTGGCTGTGGCTAAATCCACTTCGGCAATTATGCCTAGCCTTATTACGTTATCTAAACGGCGGAGTTGGTCGGTTTGGTTGGGTTCACTCATTTTCATTACAAGCGGTTTAAAAATGAGGATATTTTGCAAAAGGGGGCGGCGTTTGGGTATCGGTGTGCGATGTGAAATGGGGTTTAACAGGCAAAGAAAAAGCGACTTTAAAAGTCGCTTACTCGATTAATTAGAAAGGCTTGGGTAAAGTCGGCGTGTATGAATAATTGTGATGATAAACACATCTTCCTCGATAATTTCATACACAATGCGATAATTTCTCACAAAGGTTTCTCGTGTGCCATCATCTCGAACTAGCCCGATTGTTGGCATAAAAGCGATTAAATCTAGCTTTTTAACAATATCTTCATAGAGTTTAATGCCACTCTGTTCATAGCCAGTAAATTCAATGACATTTTCCAAAATGTCATTGATGTTACTGCGAGCTTTGGGCGTTAAAATAAGATTAGCCATAAACAACATCTCGATTACGACTTAGTTCCAACTCTTTAATTTTCTGCTCAAGGTTGGCTTTAATCTGCTGTTTGGCCACTTCCAACGGAATCCCTTGCCCAGATCTTGCTTGCTCTCTACCAATACGGATTTGTTCAGCTAAAAATTCATCATAGCCTTTTTCTTTAAACATAACTTGCTCCCATAAAAAACGGACAATTTAGGGCATTGTCCGCTTTTAGGTTTACATTGTCAAATTAAGAGCTTATTTTTCTAACAAACTCAACGCCCCTTTTACAAACATAATGTGTTCATTATCTGCTTGAAGATGCTTAAATCTTGAATGATGGAGTTAAGCCAAGGGCTTTGAAAAGCTGATCCAGCTTATCAATACCGCTTTTATACCAAGGATTAAGCAATCGTTGCATTTCGGCAGGCGAGAAGCCCGCCAATTTGCCTAAGTCGGTTTTGCTGAGTTGGCGTTTTAGGCGTTCGTTATGCAACAGTACTTTGGCTTCTACGAGAGTTGGCATTAGCACTGCGATTTCGCCTTGTTCAAAGGGGCGTGGTTTGGGAAAAGGTTCATCCTCTTTCATTGCAAACTCCACCGCCCCAATGATGTTACTCTCTAAATCCGCAATGGCTTCGGCTTCGGTATCGCCTTGGGCAAAAGCGGTGTAATTTTCGGCGAAGCGTAGCTGACCGAGATAGTAGGTTTTACCGTCTTCTTCAAGACGTTCTATGGTTGCAGGGTAATAACGCATTGGTTTTCCTCTTGTGTTTGGATTAAGTGTCCTAATAAGCCCCCTTGCGAGGGCTTAGGTTTATTCAAGTTCTAACTGTTTTTTGATTTTGTTGATGGTGACATCCGCAATATCTTTTGAGCTTCTGGTCAGTTGGGTGTTTTTTCCGTTTCGGTATAAGCGGTAATGCTTAGTGCCTTGTTGGATTTCCACCCCTTGACTTTGTAGATATTTAATAAACTGTTTGGGTTTCACTTAATCTCCTCTGTTTGTTTAAGATGAGGTTATTTTATACCTAAACGTAAAATAAAGTAAAGGTTATTTTATACGTTCGCGTTTAATTGATTTTAAAATAGACAATGAGAGAAAAATAAAAATCCCTACGCCTGAACAAGGACGTATCAAGCATAGGGTCGGGGATTGGTTAAGCTGCTAAAATTTTATCCGCAGCAATTTGAGCCAAGAAACCGCTACGGCTCTTATACTCTTTATGGGTGGCAACAAATTCATCAATACGTTTGATGAGATATGCCGGCATTGTGATATTGATTTTTTCCGCCTTGCCTAATAAGTGCGTAATATCGACATCAACCACACCGAAGAACATATCGTATTCGGTAAAGTCGGGATTTTTACGGTGGTTATCAATTGAAGTTGGTAATGGAACTTCTTCCCCCATTTCAACCAATAATTCTAAATGCCCTTTAATCGCTTCTTTGGCATTCGCATAGGCTTCTTCGAGTGTATCACCGGCGGAAAAGCAGCCCGGAATATCTGGCACGATAACGCCGAATGCGTGGGTTTCATCGCCCGGTTCGATTGCGATTGGATATAACATTTTATGCTCCTGTATAGCAGGGCTATTTTAGCCCCGCTTGTTTGAGTATTGAGTTTTCCGTTCCTTTTTTTACATCCTTTCTTGGATGTGGCACGGTAACAACACCTTTTTTGGTTGGATGAGTGAAGTGGTGGTGGCTTCCTGTTGCGTGGTGGAATACCCAACCGTCTGCTTCAATCATCTTGATAAGTTTTGAACTACTGCTCACATTGCTTTGCGCCTCTTTGTTTATTAATTTATGTGGTTATTATACCTATAATTTATAGCGTTACAACAAAAAAATGGTGATTATACCCACCAATTAGAATCAAGTGAGTTAAAAATGAGCAATTTTATAACGTTATGCCTTACTAGCCTCTATCCCTCAAAGACGATCTTGCTCTTGCCTGTTTTTGTCGCTCTCGTCTGTCTAACTCTGCGGCAACCATTTGGGCAATTTCTTGCGGATTTTGACCGCTTGTGGCATTAATCGTAATGTGGATATTTTGTGAAACAGGGGCTGCTGTTTGGCTTGGTTGGCTTACCGTCAGCGGTGGTCGGCTGTCCACTTTGATTGCTGGCATTGGTTGAGCCAACGCAACACTTGAGGCGAGAGCCGCAAGCCCTGCTACTCCACCATAATTTAAGCGGTTAAGGTTCGCCACCCCTAAGCGTGCGGTTGCCTCTTTGGTCATTACATATTCGCCACGGTGTACAATCCCTGCAGGGTCATATTTGCCCCCGTTGCCGGTGTAGCCGCCTTGTGCAAAGCTTTTTCCCTTGCCGTTACCAACTAAGCCACCAATCCATTTTTGTTCTAGTGCTTTTGGCTTGGGTAGGTTTGTAACTATGTTAGCAATGGCAGCAGTCGTAGTTGCAACTTTTTTTCTAGGCAAATTAGTCTCTGGCTGATAATTTGGATCATACATATTATGAGCCATATTTGCCGTTTTTTGGATTTGGGCTGCGTGTTCAGTGGTAATGATAGCCGTTGTAGCTTTTTCTACGCCATCTCCTAAGCTATTAATTCGAGTGTCTAACCCTAAAAATTCCATTGCACTATTGAAAGCGTTAGTAATAGATTTTCCGATGCTATCCCAAAGTTCCGTAATTTGTTTTTTAAGGCTATCAAACTTATCACCAATAGATTTAGTCACAGTATTTACTACCGAATCCCAATTATTGACAACAAAAATAATCCCCTCAATAGCTCGTACAAACCAACTATCCGCAAATTTAGTTTTAAGCCAATCCCACGCAGAGCCAATCGCATTTTTGACCTTATCCCAATTAAAATAGAGTAAGGTTAAAGCCCCGATAATTAAGGTAATTACAGCACCAATCGGATTTGAAGCAAAAGCAATACCTACTAGGCGGATTCCAGTAATTAGCCCTGAGAATAATCCTTTTGCTACAGTAAATAAAAAAGAAAACAACTTTGGCATTACTTGCCATACTCTCTTTAATAGCTCTCCTGCTTTGGCAAATAAGCCTGCTTTTTTTGTCCCGTCTTCAAGCACCTTACCAAATAGCAATGCTTTACCAATTCCCCAAATTTTTCCTAATCCACCAAGTGAAATCATTAATCTACCGATTGGAAATAGCAAGAAACTAAATGCGGAAGATAGCACTGCAGTAATCCCAACAAGTGCAGTAACACTTATAACTACTGCCATTATTGTTGTTGTGAGTTCTGGATTTTTATTTACCCATTCAAGTACTTTTTCTGAAATTTCGCCAAATCGATTAGCTAATTCTTTGAGTTGTGGGGCGATTGCGGCACCAATATCAGCCATTAAGTTGGTAAATGTGCCGCTGGCAGAATCCCAAATGTTCGTGAGCGTATTAAGTTGAGCGTTGACCCTTTCTTGTAGCGTGGCTTGGGCTTCTAATTTTTGAGCAAATTCATCATACCCTGCTTTGCCTTTTTCAATCATTGAAGAAAGCACGGTGTTCACTTCCGCATCATCGCCGAAAATTTTCTTGATTACTGCGGTTCGTTGAACATCGGTTAAATCTTTTAATTTAGCTATCTCTTTGTAGAAATGATCAATACCACCGAAACCACCTTTGCCGTCTGTGAAATCTAACGATAGCTTGTCAGAGATAACCCCTTTCTTGCTCAATTTAACTAACTGCAATCCGATATTATTTACATCAATGGATTTTTGGAAAATTTTTCGTAAAGCATTACCACTCGCTCCGCCGTCCATTCCAGCTTGGTCTAGCTGTGCGACAAGCGGAGATAGCACACTCATTGCCTCTTTACCTTTCACTTTTAGTAAAGAGAGAGCTGGAGCAAGATTTTTAAATGCCCCAAGCATATTGGTACTATCTACACCTGCATAAAAGCCTCGCTGGATTGTATCCATCAAATCCAACATTTCAATTTCCGTGCCTTGGGTAGCGTCTTGCATTTTTGCAGCAAATTCAGCCGCTTGTTCAGGCATCATATTAAGCTGCACGGAAAGTAAAGCTGCAGCTTCACCCGTTCCACCCAAAATGGTTTTTTCCGACATACCTTGTCGCACAAGCATTGTCATTAAATTTTGGAAATCTGCCGTTGTGCCAGGTAATTTGTTTCCCAAATCAGTGGCTAACTGATTGATCTTCTCAAATTCGGGAGAAACTTTCCCACCCTTGCCCATCATTGCTACTTTCAGATTTGTGGCTGCCGTTTCAGCTTTGGCAAATTCGGCAACAGGGACAGAAATTTTCTCTTTTAAATTTGAATATGTTGCAGCCGCTCGCCCTCCAATATTGGCATATTGTTCCGCTTTCGTTCTTAACGCATTTAGCCGTTGGTCTAATTTTGCCTTTTCTTGAGCTTTACGGTTAAGTTGTTCCAGTTTCTGCTTTTGTCTATCAATTTCACTATTTGCCTCACGCATACTACGGCGTAAAGCATTTTGTCTTTCTGCCATTTTTGATGATTCAAATCCATTTCGAGCAAATTCTATTCTTGCTTCTTTTAATTTAGTAACTGTTTTACCTTGTTCAACTTTCAATCTAGCTAAATTTTGCTTGGCACTTGCTAATTTTTGAATAAATGCCTGCGTGGGATTATTCATTGATTTCATCGCCAGCTCCATTCGTCTCACTTCCGAATAGGCTTTTGCCAGCTCCGCATTATTTTCGCCTAATTTCGCTTTAAGTGGATTTAGCGTTGAAGCGTATTTTTTAATTTGTGATTCATTACGGTTATATTCTCGCTGCAACGCATTTAAATGCGTGCGATTTTCCTTGAATGAGGATGCGGCTTTTTCAACTGCTTTGGAGGCATTTTTAAAAGGTGCAGTTAATTTATCAATCGCTGATAAAACTACTTGAATTTTTAGATTTTGGCTCATATTATTATCCTAATTGACTTGCAGTGGAGGTGGAAAATGTGGACCGTTGATAATATTGAAGATGTCGTGTTCTTTTTATGGCTGTTTGTCATTTCACCTATTATGGGCTACCTGCTCTATGATTTAGCCAGTATTTCTATTTTTATTTGGCTATTATCATCTATCGCTGTCGCTTGTATCATTACCTTTTTTACCTCTCCATTAATTATGATTTTCTGCCTGTTATTTGAAGCTGTAATGAATTTATTAGGCAGTCTAAATGAACGTCTACAACGAAAGCTAAACTAACCTCAAGCGGTAAAATTTGACCGCTTTTTTACCAAATAAAACTACTTGAATTTTTAAATTATTCCTCATATTATGACCTTAATGATTTTTAGGGACTTTTACAAAGGAGTTTGTATGGAACTCTTATTTATTTTGCTTGGTTTAATTGGTTTTAGTGCATTGTTAGCTGTGGGATTTACCGCCTTTGCAACCCTATTTAGTCTTGTAATGACGGCTTTTTTAGCTCTGCTTTCATTTTTGGCAAGCTCGATCGGGCTTTCGATTACAATTATTCTCGTTTCTCTCTATGCCTTATTGCCATTAAATATCTTTTTGCTCACTGCATTAATTTTTATAAGCATTTTAGGCTTCCTCTGTTGGTATTATTCAGAAACAAAACGTGTTAATTCGTAATCGAAGCGGTCAAATCTGACCGCTTTTTTAATACTCCGAACCACTTACCGCCCTTACCACATAATCCTCTATCATCTGCCTGTCTTCATCGGTAAAACCCAATAACTCACGGCTGGCGTATTTCACCTTTAAATGCCAATCTTTCCGCACTCGGGCGGTTAAGCCCTCTTGGTGGATTCTGGCAATCACAGCATTTCCACCTTCATAGCCTAGGCTAATACCTTCATTTTCCAGCCGTAACCGCATAAAACTTGGCTTCGTGATTTTATTAAACATCTTGCCCGACTTGATTTTGCCCTTAACCTTTTTCTTCGGCGTTTTACGGGGTTCGTAGGCTGTGCCGTCTGGGTTTTGTTGGGCTTTAATTCGTCTGCGTTGGCTTCTAGCCAGCTCTCGCCCGATTTGTTGATACATTAGCCGTCTGCGTGGTTTGCTGACGTTATTCAGCAAGTGGTCAAAGGCGGTTTTAACTTGCTCAATAGCCTCACTCATTACCTTTTACCCATTGATAAATCAGCTCGTTTTGCAAATAGACCTCGTATTCGGTGAGGTGGGTAAATCCAGCTACATCGGCAAGGTTCGGCTCGGCGGCGTGGGTTGCCGTAAAATGCCCATTTTCCTCTTTCACGATCACCCTTTCGGTGAGCGGAATGCGGATATAGATGTCGTAGCTGTCGTGGTTGTTGCGGTCAATCTCGAACTCGATTTTGTTTTGTAGGTCTGGGTGTTGCAGTAGCTCCCATTGTTCGTTGCGAATAAAGGTCAGCACAGGCACAAATAGCACATCGGGGTGGTAGGGGAAATCCACCACGATAATTTCTAAATCGTAGTGGTACTCAAAAGAGGGCGTTTTACTGCCCCTGCTTTTAATGTTGCCTTTGTCGTACTGCAAAATCAGTTTTTCGGGGTTGGTTTTAAAGGTATCTATGGTTTGTGTGAGTAGCTCTCGCAAGCGGTCAGGTTTTATCATTTGCGGTAGCCTTTTTGTTTGTGTTCGTGAATCATTTGGCAATCAAAACAACGTGTGCAGCCGATTACCATTTCTCGGCGTTTTTCGGGAATGGGCTCACCGCACTCTTCGCATTCTAAAAGGCTAGTGCAAGCGGTCTGATTTTGCAAAATTTTTGCAAGTGCCGCCTCTCGGGCTTTTTCGGCTAATTCGTTGGCTCGGTCGATTTGGTCTGACATAGTCGTCCTTATTAAAAAAGGCGATCACTCGCCTTGGTTGATTTTGTTGTATTGCTCGATGCAATGCTCGAACGATTCGATGATGACTTGGCACACCTCAATGGTGTTGAGGCTTTTGTCTAGTGCTTTGACAAGATCGCCGTTGGTGTTAATTTCGGTTGCCAGTGTTTGGCACTCCAGCCTTTTCGGGCAGATTATCGGGTTGGGCTTGATGATTTGATAGCGTACCTTTTCGCTGGTTGAGCAACTTGCCAACAGTATGAGGCACGGCAGAATCAGCCCACTTTTTATGCTTTTCGAGTTCGTTAAGGATTTCATTACTTCGTTGCTCCGCTTGTTTCATTTTGGCTAAGACTTTGTTGTTGAGGTTATCGACTTGCTTTTGGTATGCCTCAAGCTGAATTTGGCTATTTTCGAGCTGATTGGCTAAATTAAGGTTATCGGCTTGAGTAAGCTCAATTTCTGTTGTTTTAGCTTGTAGCTCGGCTTTTAGGCTTATGTTGTTCTGAAATAAAACAAAATTTGCGACTACCCCACTTAATACCAGAAAAATCATTAAGGGGCTGAAATGTTTGTTGGTTAATTGGCAGATTTTCGCAATCATCTTAACCTCCTAAACACAATCGGCGTTCTTGTTCTCGCCTTGTGGCTAAGCCGTTTAACTTTTTGCCACCAGCGTACACCCAACGCTCAAACTGTTGGCACATTTCAGGGCTATAGCCTCGGTTTGCCATTTTAAACAGGGTGGATTTTTTCATTTTGCCGCAGCCTACGTTAAAGGTGATGGAAGTCATTGCTTCAAATGCTCCTTGTGGTAGATTTCTACCGTTGCCGTAGAGGTTTACGCATTTTTCCGCAATTTGAATATCTTTCACCCAACGCTCGGCAATTTCCAAATCGCTGTATTTGCGATTTTTTTCGATTTTTTGACCGCTTGCCTCGGTTGAGCCAATGCCTACGGTTAATACATCGGCAGGGCATTTATACGGATCACGTCTGCACCCTTCGGCATTGCCAATAATGGCTAAACCTGTTTCTGTGGTGCGGATTTTATCGCTGTAATTTGTCATCACCGCCCCGATTACAGCCGCAACGGAGCAGACAAACGCCCCAATTTTTACGCTTTTGCTCATCAAAATTTTTCCTTGTATTGTTTTAGTTTAAGTTCTAACTCTCGTTCTTTTAGTTTGTGCTCTTTGGCTTTGTAAGACCAATTCAGAAAAAGCGTTAAGAGCGTGACTAAAATGCTGACAAGTACGCCAATGTCAGAGAGCGTTAAACTATTAAATAAATTGCAAATTGCCGCTAAAATCGTGGCTTGTTCCGTTTTTTGCATATTAATCCTGCACTTACGCATTTAATCCCAAAGTTGCACGGTGGATTTTGAAACGGTGATAAAACTGCTTTCAATCTCTGGCATTGTGACTACTGTCCCCATTGGCAAACGGGGCAAATAGGCAAGCTTGGGGTTGTATTCCAATGCTATTTCTACCAATCCTGCGGTTTGTCCGTAGTGGCGAAAAATCAGCTCGTCTAAGGTTTCGTCTTGGCGTGCAATAAAGGTATTCATTAAATTAATTCACTAATCATTCGGTTTTCGCCCAAAATATCACGCACTGCAAAATGATAATCTCGCTTTAAATCACCTGCAGTGGTGTCTAGCTCATCCGCTTTGTCGTGTCCGTCTTTGGTGCTGTCGTAACTGCGGTAACGCTCATAGAGATTCGCAACCGCAAGGCAATACACGGCTCTTTTGTATTTGTATACCAGCACACTTTCGCCGTTAATTTGCTCGTCATCACAGGCTTTTAGGCTTGCCTTTTCTGTTTTTTGGGCGTTTAAGCGGTAACTTTTTAGATCAGCATTTACCGTTGCTATTGCCTCAATCACCGCTTGTTTTAACCGCTCATTGATAACCGTGCCATCTATCCGCATTGCATTGCGAACTTCAAGCAAATCAATATCGGGGAAAAAGCCATTATTGGTAATGGTCTCGTCAGGTTCAGCCGTGTGCTTAATCGCATTTTTACTGGATTCATAGCCTTGCACTTTTGGTATGCTGATAACGGTATTTCGTTGTTCCATATTGCGTTCCAAAGTAAGGGGTGGGGATTTTGAAACGGTGTAAAAGGAATAAATCACCGTTTAAAATCCGCCCCTTGGTTGGCGTGATACGCTCTGTTTCGGCTTTCACCTACTCGTTCCGTTGTTCGGCTTGTTTGGTAAGTTGTTTTTCCAACTTATCACGCAAGCCTTTTGCACCGCATTGGCTATCAAGCTGGATAGCTCGGTTGTAATGCTCTAGTGCGGTTTGTGGTTCGGTTTCTTGGATTAGCTCGCCTAGCTCTCGTAAGAGCTTGGCTCGCACAGGGTCGGGCATATCCGATTCGGCAGTGAGCTGATTGGCTTGTTTTAGCACATCCACCTCAAAGGGCTGTTTTTGGTCTCTTGCCTTTTTCGCAGCCTCGGCTAACTCCTCTACTAATGCGGTTGAGGCGGTGCGTTGGAACTGCTCTGGCATTGCCAAATCGTGCATTAGCACATATTGGGCAATCTCAAGGGCGGTTGGGTAGTCACCGATGTCAATCGCCCAAATGAGCATTGTGCTAATCACGGTATCTTGCACGCCTGCACCTTTAGTAAGCGTGCCCTCAATCCAAGGGCGATATTCGGCAAAATGAGTACGTTTGAACTCAATTTTGCGTTCAATCGACTGGATTTGCTTAAGCTGTCGCTTATGGGCTTGGAGTTGGGCGAGCATTAAGTCGTAGCCTTGCAGCCCTGCCAATCGCACAGACGGCTCGTTGGCATTTTGGGCAAGGGTGCGTAAATAATGGGCTTTTGTTGGTCGCATATTAGTCTTCCGCTTTCACTGGTGCTGCGGTAATTACTACATTTTTAAGTAATGCAACTTGATCGTAATTTTCCACCACGAAATCATCGTTGGAAGAGACGAAATCTTCATAGCGGTCATATTCTGTATTGTCTTTAAATGTGCGACGCATAGCACCAGTTTGATAATAAATAGACAGATTGTCTAAACGAGTAATTAAGATAGTACCCTTAGGCAAATATGGCACTTGTACTACTCTTAAACCACCACAACGTTTTTGGCTAATAATAGTATCTCCAGCTAATTTTTCCGTTGCTTTGGATTCGTTTAAGAGAGGGAAATAGTAATCCGCTTGCAAATCACGGCTCATAATAGCCACTAATTGAGTATCATCTTGAAATTGTGGTTCAATTAAATCGCTCACTGCAGAAAACACTAACGCATCTAATGTTTGGTACGTTTTAGGTTTGCCGTCTTCTTTTAAACCACCCACTTCAATTTTATTGCTACTTTTTACTTCTTCTTTCATCACACGTTGTGGTGCGTGTTCTTCGATTTTAGCTAACCAGCCTTTCGCTACATCTTGTAACAATGGATTGGTGGTGCGGTTGCTGTCTTTCGCTCGTGAGGCACCGTTAAAGCCGATCATAATTCGATCTAAAGCCATACGTTCCGCTTTTAATGTGCCTAATTTCTTTTGAAAATCAGGGAATTTCGCCCACATATCTAAGGTTGCATAGCGAATATAGCTATCATAGTTGATTTGTTGGCATAAATAAGATTGAGCCGTTAGGCTATGTAAATCTTGGGGTTTACGTGGATTTTTAGAAGTATCCGTAACGCTAGCGATAGTGTTAGCGATACCCAATCCCAGCGTTTGCCCTGACTGTTCTGTTACAGGTACGATATTAATCATTCCTAGAAACGCAGATGACAACTGCACTTGCTTTTCTAGTTTTTGCTGAACTGTTGGTTGTACATTAAATTGCTTGCCAGTATAGATATGATTGAACGCTACTCCATTATCATCTGCTACACCTTGAGTATAAGTATTTAATGCTTCAGTCGTAATTTGTTCCATAATGTTTTCCTTAAAAAATACGTTCTTCGTGACTTGTTCCACCTGTAGCAACAGGGCGTGGCGTGTAATTTTTGCTGTCTTGCTTTTCCAATTCTGCAAATTTTTGAGCAAATTCGACCGCTTGTTTTTTCACTTCGGCAAATTCTGCTTTCAGGCTTTCAAGCTCGGTTTGCAAGCGGTTATTTTCGGTCTGCAAATTGCTAAATTGCTCTGCCAAAAGCTCCATTGCCTTTTCGTGTTCGGCAAATTTGCCGTCATTGTCGGTTTTGGTAAACATTGCCTTTAATTTGTTAAAAAAGGGTTGGGCTTCTTCGGTAAAGACTAAATTTGCTTCTACCGCTTCACCCACTAGGTTTTCGGGTTTTTGCTTGCGTTCGGCAAGTGGTGAATGCTCCGCTTTTGCACAGAATTTTAAATATTCCGTGCCTAGGCTTGCAGGCGTATCCGTCACGGCAAGACCGACCAAATAGGCTTCGCCAGTATCCGCAAAGTTGAGGTCAATTTCGACAGAGGTGTAAACCTTTTGCTTCTCTTTTACTAACTTCACTAAGGCTTCAGTGGGTTCAACTTGGGCTAAAAGCTGGAGTTTGCCGTCTGCGTTTTCTTCGGTTTTCACCGCTAACACATCGCCGTAGCTAAATGAGTGTGCGTCGGTGGGGTCAAAATAACGCCAGCGGAAATGCTCAAGGTTTACCCTTGCTCCGTATTTTTTAGGGTCGTAGTTTTGTGTGATTTGCGAGAGCCATTCACGGCTGATTTTGCGACCGTCTGTGGTTGCACCTTCCGTTGCCACTACAAACCATTTCGATTTTTGTGTCATTGCGTGTTGTCCTTGTTGCTGAAAAGGGATAGGTAAAAATCGGATTTATGATCTGGTTTTGTGCACGTAGTTGCAATTTTTGGCAAGTGTGAAATGCGGTTTAACAGGCGTAAGCAAATGCTTAAATAAGGTGGATTTTTGATAATCGCACCTATGGAAAATGAAAATACAATCACTGAATACGAGGTGTTGGCTGCCAATCCTCTACACGATAAACGAGAGGCTCAATCAAAGTATTGGGCAGGTTACACCGTGACCGAAATTTCTCGTCAGCTAAATATTCCCGTCTCTACGATTGCCAGTTGGAAAAGTCGGGAGAAGTGGGACGAAATCAGCCCGGTTGGACGTGTGGAAGCCACACTCGAATCACGGCTGAATTTGCTGATTATGAAAGAGAGCAAAAACAATAACGACTACAAAGAAATGGATGCTTTACGTCTGTTGTTGGAAAGTACAGCACGAATCAAAAAATATTCTAACGGCGGAGGTAATGAAGCCGACCTCAACCCAAATATTAAAAACCGTAATAAAGGCGACCGCAAAAAGCCTGAACAAAACGCTATTTCTGAAGAGCAAGCGGAATTACTGATTAATGGCTTTTTAGGTGGAATGTTCAACTATCAAAAAGTGTGGCACAAAGCCGGCAAGGAACATCGTGTTCGTAATATTCTGAAAAGTCGCCAGATTGGAGCGACTTATTATTTTGCACACGAAGCCTTAGTGGATGCGTTGGTTTCTGGTAGAAATCAGATTTTTATTTCAGCAAGTAAAAAGCAGGCGTTGCAGTTTAGAGCCTACATTGTGGATTATGCCAAACGGGTTGCTGATGTGGATTTAAAAGGCGAAACGATCACGCTACCGAATGGGGCTCAACTCATTTTCTTGGGGACTAACTCGAAAACAGCCCAGTCTTACCACGGCAATTTGTATTTTGACGAAATTTTCTGGGTAAACCGCTTTGAGGAAATCCGCAAAGTGGCCGCTGGTATGGCGTCGCAAAAGCAATATCGCATTACCTATTTCTCGACCCCATCAAGCATTACTCACTCCGCCTATCTGCTTTGGTCGGGCAAATTATTTAACCGTAAACGCCCGAAAGCAGAACAAGTGGAAATTGATATTTCGCACGCTAACTTAAAAAACGGCAAAAAATGTGACGATGGGCAATGGCGACAAATCGTGAATATTTACGATGCGGAGGCGGGGGGCTGTAATCTGTTTGATATTGAGCAGTTGAAGCTGGAGAACTCCCCCGATGAGTTCGAGCAGCTCTTTATGTGTGAGTTTATTGATGATAACCAAAGTGTCTTTAAATTTGCGATGTTGCAGCGGTGCTTGGTCGATTCAATGGAAGTCTGGAAAGATTATGTGTTTCGTGATGGCTACCAACGTCCCTTTGGCAACAAAGAGGTATGGGTGGGTTACGATCCATCTTATACAGGAGACCGCTCTGCCTTAGTGGTGATTGCTCCGCCGAAAGTGGACGGGGGCAAGTTCCGCTTATTGGAATATAAGACTTTCAAAGGGGCAGATTTTTCCGAACAAGCGGCAGAAATTATCACTATTTGTGCAAAATATAACGTGAGCCGTTTAGCCATTGATACAACAGGGCTTGGCGTGGGCGTGTATGAAATTGTGAAGAAAGAACGCCCCGATGCGGTAGCTCTCACTTATAACGTAGAGCTTAAGTCAAAAATGGTGCTGAAAGGCATTGATATTATCGGCAAAGGACGTTTTGAATTTGACTCAATGCACGCCGTGGAAGTGGGTGCAAGTTTTATGGCGATTAAAAAGCAGATGACCAACAGCGGACGGCAAGTTACCTATGTGGCTGATCGCTCGGAAGAAGCCAGCCACGCCGATTTAGCGTGGGCGTGCTTGCAGGTATTCCTCAATGAACCATTTGACGGCAAGCTGGAAGAAAACACCGGCACAATCGATTTTTTAGATGATTAGGATTAACAATGAAAAAACAATTTCGCAAAAAAACAACAGAAAATGACCGCTTGCAACCGCAGGCTCAAACCGAAGTATTTAGCTTTGGCGACCCTATCCCTGTTTTAGACCGTGCCGATATGTTGAATTATTTGGAGTGTACGGCGATGTATGAGAAATGGTATAACCCACCGATGAGCTTTGACGGCTTGGCAAAATCATTGCGGTCTTCCACCCACCACGAAAGTGCGATCATCACCAAAACCAATATTTTGCTCTCTACCTGTGAAGTTGATAGCCGTTATTTATCACGCCGTGATTTGAGTGCGTTTATCAAAGATTATTTGGTGTTTGGCAACGCCTATTTTGAGGTGGTAAAAAATCGTTTCGGCAAACTGCAGCGGATTGAGTCGCCTCTCGCCAAATATGTGCGAAAAGGGGTGGAAGAGGGGCAATTTTTCTATGTGCCACAACCTTTCGACCACCAAGAACACGAGTTTACCAAGGGCTCAATCTATCACTTACTCGAACCCGATATTAATCAAAATATTTATGGCTTGCCGCAATATCTTTCGGCTCTGCAGGCAGCTTGGCTCAATGAGAGTGCTACGCTGTTTCGCCGCAAGTATTTTCTCAATGGAGCTCACGCTGGGTTTGTGTTTTATATGACAGAGCTAGGACCAAACCAAGGTGATGTTGATAATATTCGGGAGCAGCTTCGCAAATCAAAAGGTGTGGGGAATTTTAAGAACTTATTTGTTCACGCCCCGAACGGTAAAAAGGATGGTATTCAGATCATTCCGATTGCTGATGTATCCGCAAAAGATGAGTTCTTCAATATTAAAAACGTGAGCCGTGATGATGTGTTGGCCGCCCACCGTGTGCCACCGCAACTGATGGGGATTATCCCGAATAATACAGGTGGTTTTGGTAATGTGGCAGATGCGGCGGAGGTGTTTTTCATCACCGAAATCGAACCGCTACAAGAACGCCTGAAAGAGTTTAACCAATGGTTAGGGGTTGATGTTATTCGATTCAAGCAATCAAAATTACTGCAGCGGAAAGAATAA